TCAGCATCGATTTGCACGCGCATTATTAGCGGGCTGTGCCACCACGCTCGGGCTAAAACTCCTTTCGGCTCGTCCTTTAACGCTTTTTCTCCAAATTAAATACACTTTTGTTTGAGCTAGGAAGCTCAAGATTCTAAGGGTTTTCGCCAGCCTCTCTAAGCTAGCTTCCTCTATCGCCTTCCATATTTCATCTGGCTTTGGAAAAACGCTCTTAGTCTTTAATAGGCGCCTTCCGTATCCGCGTTCTCGTCTACACAAAGCCTTCAAGATGGTTTTCAGCTCTTCAACCTCCTTCTTTGACATCTTCTCCAACGTTCGCATGTTCGTTTTCTCGCTTGAAAGCAGGATTGGATTAAACCCCAATGATCGCAGTTTTTCAATAGCGTTTAAAACATGCTTTGATGGCGTTGATTCCACGATCTTCTGCATTCCTGCTCTCTCGAAGAAGGGGTTGTACTTCGCCATCACTGCAACCGTTTCGACGTAGGGCTTACCTGCTAGAGGCAGTGTTTCCTTAACCAGCCTGACGCCTAATCCAATCGTGCGGTATTTTGGATGGACAATTACACGTGAGATTAGTGATAGGTCGCGGTTTATCTCTTCAATGGAAAGGCTTCTGCCAAAGGCTTTGCGCCTCCCAAAAGTTGTGACAGTAGGATACTTGTAAACAATCACACCAGCGGTTTCGTCGCCTCGCTTCAAAACGAAAATCTTTTGGGCGGCAGCCAAGCCTTTCGCATTTCTATAATGGAACCCAGCCAGCTTTTCGTAGTGTTCTCTAGAACCTTCAGCGACGTACATCTCCTTAGACAAAGAGCAGGTTTTGTTAATTTCGTTGGGAAAATACTGAACCTCGATTTCTCTGCCGAACCTCTTGTGGATATGGACTGAGGGCTTTAGATCCTCGAATAGGTCTGTGTGGGTTGTGGCTGCGAGAACAGCTTTGCCCTCTTGTCTCGCCAGCTTCTGAACGTTGAAAGCCACGACTTTTGCGGTGTCCCGATCTAGCGTGCTGCAGAACTCGTCCATAACCCAGTACTGCTTCCCCGCCTCAATCATCTTTGCGATTCGGTAACGATACTTCTGCCCATCGCTCAGCTGATTGTAACGGCGCACAAAAAGAAAGGCGTCATTTAAGCCAACTCGGCTTAGAAGCTCCAAACCTTCTTCAAGAGTTTCGCCAACCGTGTCGATGAGAGGTTTGTCAGGGTCGACAGCAGTGCTGGCTATGTTGATTGCTTTGGGCTTCAAGTCCTTCTCTAAAGCCTTCAGCAGCACACTCTTGCCTGATCCAGACTCTCCTGTTATGTAAACAATGTCTGTGGGTCCAATCTTCAGCTCCACATCATCGTAAATGACGTGATTCTGAAACTCGTCAACGCCTAGCCCAAAAGCCTCTGAGACGGCAATCGTTCGATCGGTTATGTCGGTTTTAGTTTTATAGGTGATGTTGATGATAAATTTGCCCGTGCGCCTGTCATATCTTCTCGAAACCTTTCTGATCCTAAAAAACTCTCGTTGTCGCATGTTAGTAAGCCCTCACAAGTTCTCCTGGGGGCTCAGTTTCTTTGGCTGAAAAACAAGCGAGAGCTAAGGCCCAGAGTTGGTCGTCATGTGAGCCGGTTGGGTGCCAGAATTTCAGTTGGCCGGATTTGGTGTATTCGTAGCGTTGTTCATTGATTTGTTCACAGAGCCGGCGATCATACGGCATTTTCAGTAGTCCCTGCTGCATTTTCACTTTTAGATACCCTAACATCTCTCCCTTGCTTTGAACGGTGAACGACTGGCCTTCCGCATTCATTAGTCCCTGATTTGTGATCTCCTCTGCAACGACTCCTCCGACGCCACTTTTATCGACTAGAATCTTCCGGAACCGGAACTTTTCGTTGGCTCGGACCATGAAGCCGATGACGTGGCTGTAAGGCGTCTCAAGTGGAAACTCTTTCAAAAATGTGAGTTGAAGGGTTTGACCCTCTTTCCTCACTGCAACGAAGACGCTGTAGTCTTGGAACTTGCCAAGATCGCAGCCCGCGTAAAACTCGCCCCCTGTGTAAGTGGATACTGCTTCTAGATCGTGTTGCAGTTCAAGCTCAGGGACGATGCACGCACGGATAAGGTCCTGGGTGAAGTAGCTAGTTGCCGCCTCAACGAACTCAGCATCATATTCCATCCTATACGTTTCAGCGGTCATAAGTTGCTGTTGCTTTCTCAGAAAGCTCTCCGGAATCAACGGACATTCACTAGACTTAACTCTGTGGACGCTGAAGTCGGGATCCATAAAAGCGCGATAGAAAAAGTGGTCCTTGCCCCAAGGTGTGCTCAGTAAAATCAAGCTACCGTTGGTTGTGGCCAGCATCGGATACAAAATATTAATGATAATTTCTTCTGGAATGAACGCGGCCTCATCCACTACAACCATGTGCGCCGTGTATCCCCTAAGCAGATTCTCGCTGCAAGGCAAAGCGATAATTTCACTTCGGTTATCAAATTGGATGATTGTTCGAGTGGCTCGTATAACCCGGTTTCTAACCGGGGTAGTGAACACAAAGGAGCTGATACGGCTGAACATAATCATGCTTTGACGCAAACTCGCCGAGGTAATCAAAATGGTTACGCCATCATTTGTGATCGCGAAATAGATAGCTTTTATCGCAATAGTGGTGGTTTTTCCGCTTTGGCGCCCCATGCATGCAACGAGACGTTTTTTATTGTCTTTCAGAAGTTTGGCTTGGTACGGGAAAGGTTTAATCTTCAAAACTTTTTTCGCGAACTCGACATTATCCATTCCTCGGTAACCAAGTTTCTCAGATTCCATGAGTTTGCTCAGTTCGAATCGGAGATCCTCAACTTGTTGCTGCAAGTTGCGTCTTAATTTCCTCAACCATCTTCCGAAGTTCAGCCACTTCCTCCTCAACTCTACTCACCTTCTCATAATGCGCTAAAAGCGGCCCGTAATCCTTGGCAGCCGCAAAAATGATGCGGTAACGTCCAAGCTCCAATTTAGATAGCTCTTGTGCTTCGCAAATTTGCTGAAAAGCATCACTGAATCGTTTCAACACTTCTTCGAGGCTGATGATGTCGATAGGTCTGATTTGAGTAACAATAGACTTTTGCTTTTGAGTAACAATGCTACCTCCCTTGAGCCTTGAAACTTGCATTGTTATAGCTTTGTGCGTACGATTTGGAAACATTCCGCTACGCACAATTTCGTCTACGGTCATGGCTTTCTCGATCATTTCGGTTAAAAGCCTGTTTTCTTGTTGGGTCCAACGTTTACCGCGAGCCATTTTCCCTCTCTCATGCTTTTTGTCCGAAGAATGCGCCTAGGATTGTGCCAGTGAGCCCTGTGATGGCTGCGAAGATTTCGTTGCTGAAGTTGCGGAGTACATACATGTACGTCGCTTCAAGAATTGTTAAAGAGATCAGAGCAACGATGGCGAAGTACATCCCGTAGACGAGGCTGTCACTGGGCGCTATCTGAATCTTCTTAGCTCTCTTGCGGCCCTCTTTCACCGAAATTGTTTTGGTTAACGCTTTGCGTATGAGGTCCCTCAATCTGGATTCTCCTTTTCTGCAGGGATGATTAGCCGTCCCTTCCTCTTCCTCACTCTAGCCTTAGCCAGCCAGTTTTTAAGCCTCAAAGCGAAGGTTTTTGGCAAAGTTATGTGGCCTAGAACGGTGATTTCGTCGATCATGCCGACTGGGATGCCGTTATGGTCAATGTCGTCTATTCCAGCTAGCTCATTGAGGTTGAAGCGGTCTCGCATTAAAACAACGTATTTTTTCTGTCCAACGGTTCCTACATAGACGCCCCAGGACGTGACTGGAACCTCGAACTGCGCCTTGGCATTTTCCGATTGCTGGTCTATGCGGATTTCACCTTTGTAGGCGTCGTGCCAGTCTATCTGGACGTAATCGCCTATCCGCAGGCGTTTAATTTGCTTCAGCGAGTCCTTATTCATAGCTGTCACCAAAGTTTTCTAGACTGCTTCGTAGCGTCCACCCTTGTAGCGACTTAGGCTTCCAGTTTTGCTCCTTAATGCGTAAAGATAATCGGCGAGCAGGGACTGCTCCTTTCCAAGCTCCAGGGTGACCTCAAGGGTTTGCTCCGCCGCCATAACATGGTATTCAACGCTTATGATGCGGTAATCAGCGTCTATGTTTTCGTTTGGAAGCGTAACGTGGATTTTGTCCCCTGGCAATAGCTGATTAGTGCCATAGTCGATGACGTCGCTTCGCACCGTTATGTATTCTGCTGGGTTTTTTAGGTGTGCCAGAAGGGCTTTAGCTCGCAGGGTACACTCGTTGTCGCTGTGAAGCTCCTCGTCAACTTCAACAAGTTCACGCAAACCATAAACGGTTTGGCTAGCCGCATCCTCTTCGACGGCTTTCCATCGGCACTTGTTGAAGAACAGATTGTCAACGCGTAGGTCAACCCCCACTGTTGTACTCACAACAAGCTTCACCTTTTTTACACTAGTCCAGTTGAAGGGCTGAGTGTTAAACACGCTGTGCTGCCACTGGTCGCTGTTCTTCCTTCCAACAAGAAAGCTCTGGAGAACCCAGTTGCCATCGCGAACCCTCTCATACCTGCGAACTATCATCCCAACAGTGTCCTCAAGTTCAACAGTCAAATCTTGATATCCCGACGCTGTTTTAACCTGAAAAGTTAGGCTTGGGTTTAGGTTGCAGTCCAATTCTTTGCCAGCGTTAAAAGCGAAGACGAGACCTGTGCCTGTTCCTCCAGAAGTTTTAACACTGTACGACCCCATAACCTTGTCGGCGCTATCTAAGGAGAGGGTTGAACCTCCACCATAGACGCTCCAAACTCCATCAGTAGGCGTTAAGGACTCTGTCCAAGCATCCTTGTCGGCTGGTCTCGCCTTTTCCGCAGCGCCATAAACTATGACTTTGTTTCGAACCCTTTGGATGTCCTTGCGATATTCTGAAACCTCGATGCATTCGGATAGGCTTACGGGTGAAGTTTTGCTATTTTTTGGGAAAAACGCGAATTTTGCGTCTGGTTCAACTCGGAAGTCGAAGCCGATGACTCCTGCCTTATCAGCGCTTCCAGCAATGTATTTTAGGATGTCGAAGACCGGAGTGTTCTCATATTCCAGAAGGGTATAAGTGGTATCAGTGTTTTCTACAAGCTCAGTTGAGTTGCGGGCATGGCTTAACCCCACGTAGTTGTCAATCAGGTCTTTAACGATTTCCTCGCCCTTCTTGTTTTCATAGGTTTTCGTTACTTGTCGCCTGAAAAGGCGTTCGCCCCAGCATCGACCTCGAACCCGAATGTAATTTTCAACTGGTGTTGATTCACATTGGATTTCCTCAACGCGGACAGTGGCTATTAAGGGGCAGTTGGCTCCTCTTCCAACGCTTATGCTTCCGTCGTCGCCCACGTTGATTGGGTAGGTCACCATGTATTTCTTATCAAAATTGGCGAGTAGACAGTCGAAGCTTGAAACCTCATCTGTGCATCCTAGATGAACTCGCAACTCTCTAACATCACTTTGTGGAGGGGTGACGGAACCGAAAACTATGGCGACGACTGGCAAAGTCACACTCAATATTCTATTCCTCTCCGGCGATAATCTTCTTCCCCAGCCCTCCGAATACTACGAGCATAGCCAGGTGTCTCAGCCACAGCAGCATTGTATTCTTTCACGCTTGCGGTTGCAGCGTTCATTTGAGATGCGAAGTGCCACATGGCAGCAGCAGCCGCAACAATCACAGCTACGCCAACGCCGGTTAAAGCTAGGAAAGTTGCATAACTAATGTTTAAGGCGTTTTGAGCTGCGGTGGCAATCCAGCAAGCAGCAGCGTAAACTTTCTGGGCTATGGCAACACCCCAGCTGGTTCTCATAAACACGCCCATAACGGAAACAACCATCATTGCAGAATTGAAAGCCCTAGCCTGCTCAGCACTAAGAATGCCAAACTGGTGAGCAATATGACCTATAGCAACGCCTGTAGCACCAACCCCAGCAAGCGCAGAGCCAAGCGATCTAATTCGGGTGGTCAAGCTTTCAGCGTCAGACTGAATGCGGCTGAACTGTGCACTTGCTCGGTTCACAGCCCGCACCGTAATGACCATTTCATGGAAACTCATGTTGCAGAAGCCTCCCCAATGGCTTTCCTTATGGCTCGACTGACTCGGTTGACCAAGCTCTGCATTCTCGACTCAACGGCGTTGCTCAGAAAGCGGCGAGGCTGGACATAACGAGTTCCAAACTCCTGGTAAACAGCGTATGGTGCGACCGCACCAAGCCTAACTGTCCATTCCTCAACCTTTGCGAAGATGCTGTCCCTCAAACGACCAGTTCGAACTGGACAACTCGCCCTAGCAACGTTTTTCATGACTTCTGCTTCAAATCTCATGGCGTCTTGGACATCGCGTCTCATGTTGTCGTCTAACTGGTTCAGCTTCTCCCTCAACTCTGGAACCCCGTCTATGTGCATCTCCATTTCAACGGACACGCCTAACACCTCGCTCCGATCTTTTCATCTCTTCCTCGGCTTGCTTATCCATCTCGTTGAGAATCACGATGAACTCCTCAATAGTTTTCGCGGGCTGACGTGCAAGCTGCAAAGGTGTCCAGCCGAACTCTTTGCAAAGCCTGAAGTCGGTGAGGCTTGGGTGTGGCTTGCCATGTCTCATCGCCCGGACGAGTTTTTTGTCTCCTCCACGGTCACGCCGCACAGCCGATTAACAACTTGGCTGAAAAGGTCTCCGAGCCCTATGGGAATGCCGTCTTCTTCGCTTAGCAACTTCCCGAGTGTGATCGGCTTGTTCTCAGGCTGCTCTTTCAAACTAGCCCAGATGGTTTCCGCTTGAACCGCCACAAAATCACTGCTGAGGACCTGTCCTGTCACTGGATGATAATTCGTGTGCTTTTGGATTATGCGACTGCGTTTAGCCCAGCTGATCTCCTGAAAAACGTATTTGCCAGCGTATTCCTCTCCAAACTGGTCGTCAAGCTGAACAGTTTCTTTTTTCATCTTCAGCAGCCTCTCAGCTGATAAGCACGGTTTTGGCGACAAAGGGGGCTTTCAAAGCCACTAGATCCTCAATTCGTGTTGGTGTTCCAACATTTTCCCACTTGCAGTTGCTGAAAACAGCCTTGCGAGTGCCTCCCAATCCAAACTCCAGATTAAACTCAGTGTCGTTAATGATATCTTCAAACTCTTCTTTGCTCTCAAACTCAAAGGTGACCTCGCCACTGCAGTTTCGGTGTCGCTCAGGAAGGTACTTGAGCAGGTGTCCGCTGGTGGTGCGGATTACTGGCACCTGTTTCAGGTTGTTCTCAATCACAAACCGGAAGTCGGTTACACGTTCCAGCGTTGTTGCGCCCTTCTTAACATAGCTTTCGTAGAAGGGCACGGCTCCCGCGTAGTCGCCGTATGTTGCGCCGCTGATCTTGGTGGTTCCCACAGCCACGTCTTGACCGATCAACTCGGCTGTTGCTTTCAAGACATCCTCTACAGAACACTCAACCGTTAGGCGGTTGAATCTACAACCCTTATGCAATAGATCAATGATTCCGCTTGTTTTCTCATAGAAGACCTCGATGCTCAGCGACTTCAGCGTTTGGATGTGCTGGAGAAAGTCTATGGGGGCTGTGCTAGGAACAGCATACGCTATTTTAAGTCCCACATGCCTCAACCCCCTCTTGATAACGTTTAGGTCTCTGGACCCGATGCCTCGAACTTTTATGAGCCCTGGATCTAGCGCTGGTTCTACGCTTTCCGCTGTTGCTATGCCCAACATTGATGGGTTGGCTGGAGTTACTCCGTACGTTGTTTCTTCCACATAGTAGACTTTTGCCTCATGCGCGCCATAAACTGGTGTAGCCATTCTTTTTCTCACCTCTCCTACATGACCATGACATTTTCAAACAGCCAGGTTTTGACTGTGAACTCGGTGCGCCACAAAAACGGCTTAACGCGCACTTCATCTTCATCTCGATAAGAAACAATGTCTGCATACGTGATGCCTTCAACAGTTATCCCACACTCAGAATAGTCGCAGTAAATTGCAGCTGCTGTCACACCATTACTTGGATTGGTGGTTCTCGCAAGCAAATACATGTAGCCGTCGACATCGATGAAGTCGGTTAAGGACGATGTTAACATGATCGTGATTGTTTCGTCTACTCCACCTGTGCCAGCTTGGGCGTTTTGCCAAGCTGAAGCCGTAAAATTCCAAACTTTAATTGTAACTCCGTTTCCAGCTGGGGCAGTCCCATAACCCTCAAACTTCAACACAATCTTTTTGACAACCTTCTCGTTTGGTTCCACCTTGAATTTGAAAAGCAGCTGGGCATAGTTTAGGTTGACAGAAGTTAAGCGGCTGAAGCGACTGTCTTCGCTGTACCAGAGTTTCTCATACTCAGTGTTTGTGAGTTCGGTCCACCCTGCGTCTCCTGGAGCTAGTTCGCCACCTGACCCAGCGTGATAAGCTTTATGAGTCCCTGTAGCTTGCCCAACACCCAGAAAATTGCAGTCAGTTTCGTTTGGCTTCGTCCTCTTCTCCCTTATGATGCGGTTAATTTCCTCACGAAGCTTGTTCCGCAAGTCTCTGCCAACAACGCTGCCCGGTTTATCAATCACCCAAACGTTCACTCGGGAGTAGCCAACCCGTCTGCGGGATGCTGCTGAAAACCCAAGCTTTTGATCTTCACTGCGGTCGAGACCAACTGTCACCTGGCCGTCATAATGTCTGAGGAGTTCCCGGTCATACCACTCCGCGCTAACATGAACGCTGGCTGAGGAACCGTCTTCCTTCACTACCCTCATGTTTTTGTCCAGAAGGCGAACAAGCGTTGTAGTTGGATCTTCAGTTTCAGGCATTCAGCCACACTCTGGAAATATTTAAGAAAACAAGCCTTATTTAAGCAGTTTTACGCAAAAAAAAGACGAAAAAAAGTGCATTAGAAAAATTAAAGCTGAAAAAGTGAAGCGTTAAAAACTCATGAAAAATAGAAATAAGCTGCCAACCAAAATTTTAGCGTATGTTGTGCCTATGTCTGCTGAACGCTAGTTTTTTCACATCTTCAATGTATTCCTTCGTCTCAATAATCCTGCGTTTAACAGGTTCCGGTGGACATACACCCATGTAGAAGCATCGTCCATGGAGGAAGTCCGACCTCGTGTGATATCGGCCGATCAACGCCTCCACTTCTGAGTCTTTTAAGGCGAGTTCATGTAGTCTATCAGTTGTGACATCGCTACGGATGGGTTTCTCACCAGTTCTGGCTAAGATAAGCGCGTCTGTTGACTTCAATGTAGCAGCCCAAGCTTTCTCAGCAGCATCTCTAATGTCTTTTCCAATTTCAGCTATCGCTCTTCTATATAGTTCCTCAGCATCCTTGAAAAGCTTCTCTACCTCGCCCATTTCCACTCACATGCTAGATGGGGGCAGCTAAAGATTTAAAGTTTCACGTTAGAAAAGTTTTAGCAACTGCATGGATAAAACATCGCTCAAAAGCTGGCTAAGATGCTCCTCAACTACCAGAAGGCGAACAGTAGATGGTTGGATCTTCGGTTTCAGGCATTAGCCGAGCAGCCTCCTGCAAACCGCTCTTCGGTACATGGTTTTTCCTTGAAAACGAAAGTCCTCTACGGGGCCAACTTCGTAGGCTATGCCCTGTCGCTCAATTTTGTCGTGGTGTCGGATTGCTGAGAAAACGTGGATGGTGATGTAATCGTTCACGATGTAGCCGGGCTCAATGACGATCTCGTCTGGCCTAGCTTGGCTCACAATGGCCTCAATGGTGAGCTCTTCGCCGTAAGAAACAGATTCTTTAGCTTCTCTAACCGGGTAGAGAGTCACCCTTTCACCCTGTTTTCGCAGGATTCTTGTGAACGGTGTCAAAACTGCGCTGTACTTGAGGAAGAGAAGGGAAAGCCATGACACGGTGACTGTTGCCTTCTTGTTTTCCACTGGGCTGTAGTCCTTAAATTTTGGACCCCAGTACATGAACTCGTCCTGGTGTAAACCGACCATTTTCACGCTGAACTCTAGGGATAAGGCGTCATAACCAGCTCTAACATGCCAAAGTATCCCTGAAGTTACAGCATCGTAATATTCGCAGGCTGGTTTTCTGCTGGCAACGTCGATGTAGCCTGCCCAACAGACAGCTGAATTGTACGCTGGGTAGTCTGCGCTTGGACCGATCGCGTTGATGAGGTTGTAAACTTTCTCAACTGTTTCGCTCCACCCTTCGTACCAGAAGAGAGCGTTTAACGCGTAGCTGAAGTCGTCGTCGTAGACCTGGTTTTCCGATGAGCCTATCCTATGCCACTTTCCGTCTCCGCTTGGAGGAGGCTTATAATAGAGATATAGGTCCTTGAACCCTTCGCGATAGAAGTCTAGAGCGTCGTCAATCATCGCCTTGTATTTTGATTCGCCAGTGCGGTCGTACAACATTTTCAGTCCGATAAGGCCATAGAGATCGATGATGTACATGTTTGGGAGCCAGGCGTCTGCTGTTGTGATTGCTTGGGCGAATCCTCCGTAATACTTGTCATGCTGGCCTAACTCGCTTGGTTTGTGCTGCATGTTGTAGAGGAAGGTTCCGCCAGCTAGTTTAGCAGCGTCCAAATATGCAGTTGTGTCCGTTAGGTCAAATGCTTTCAAAAGGGCTGGAATGACTCGCATCGCATCGATAGAGTAATAGTAATCGCTTCCATCCTTGCTTTTGAAACCGCCATAAGCCAGTTTCAAGTTGTCGTTACATTGAATGGAAAGAAGGTAATCAGCTAACGCCACAATTTTGTTGTAAATTTCCGTTTTCTTGCTTTCAAATTGTGGATCGTAATAAGCTTCGTAGAGAAAATCGATGGCGTGGGCTGCTGGGGCTGGACCCCTGCCCCACTCTGTGTCTACGCCTGTGCCTGGAATGTAATAGAAATATGGGGCGTAGTCGATGATGAACTGGTAGTAACTGGTTGGAACTGTTCCCATTCTATACCCTCTTTAAGGCTGGTCCACGCATTTTCCTTAACATGCGCTCCAGCTCGGCTTGCAAAACCTCGAGCGGAGGAGCCCTACCAAGCACGCTTACGTTCTGATCTCCAATAGAGAAGCTTAGGCCTACCGCTGAGCCTCCTGTGAGGTAGCATATAACGTAGACTGCGGCCAGAACAGTGATGAACTCTTTCTCCGAGTCCGTGCAGTTGCCATAATCGATTTCTCGACCAGTCTCCAGCTCAAGCGTAACCTCAGCCCTCTTAATCATCTTCAAAACCTTAGCGTCTGGAACCTCAGCTGAGGACACGTTGATTACGTCTCTAACGTCGTCTGGTGAAACGCTAGCCATCCAGTCACACTCTATGAAGATTTAAAGAAAACAAGCACTATTTAAGCAGTTTTACGCAAAAAACGGATGAAAAAAAGCGATTTAGAAAAATTAAAGCGGAAAAATCAAAGCAATTAAGTTAACTTCGGCATCTCGTAGTATTCCATGTTTCTTGTGGCCCAGTAGTCGTCGCTGTAGTACCATGCCCAATATAGCTTTGCGTTAGCAGTCGATAGATAGCTCATAACGCTGCCTCGGTCGGGGTCATAGACCTCTTTTCCGCTTGAATCTAGTTTGGCTATGCCTACGCTATGTCCCATCTCGTGCATTAAGGCTACTGCCTCTGCCCCATAGGGTTCTATCGGTGGGTCTTGTCTTGTCGTCCAATTCTCAGCAGTCTCATCTGCTATGAACATGTAGTTTCCGGCCAACAGATCCCACCGCCACTGGCCAATTCTTTGCTTTATTATGTAACAATACCCTACCACGCCAGGTCGCCCCTCAACTACAGTGCCGAATAGAACCCACTTCCACTTAGAAGAGTACACTCCGCTCGTACCGAAAATAGGATCGCCTGTGCCATAAGCATCATCGCCCATATTGTTATAGGCTACCTCAATAGCCCAAAAATCTGTGTATGATACGCTTTGATCCAGCGGCACAACGTCGTCAACGTAGAACGTCACTTTGATTGACTCACCGCTTGGATTGTTGCCCATGTAGTACCATTCAATGTACTCTAAGACCTCTGGCGTCGGTACGTGTCCCTCCATGTAATCTATTTCGATGAAAAGTTCGTATTCGATGGCTGGCGGAGGCGGGGCATGTGGAGGCGGTGCCGCTTCGAGGACTGCTACGGTCTTAGGCGCCTCGTTGTTTCCCTCATTAGATTCGGCTATCGTATTCTTTGGATCAACTACGACACGGATTATGTATTTTCCTGTATCCTTGGGAATCCAACCGATTTCAGCTGATCTGCTTTGCCCTTTGGGAATCACCTTTATTCCGTCTTCCCCTATGGAGGTAGAGTTAGCAGAGAAGTGTACTAGCACATCCTTTGCGTTTGCGTCTCCAATGTTGTGGATGGTTGCGGTTATGGTAACAGTCTTTCCTACCACAGGTTCTGAGGGCGTGAAACCAATGTCTCCAGATGATAGGGTTAAGTCCGGCGGATCTTCACTGCCTTGCCCTTGTGCTAACGCCACCGCAGACAGTTTAACTGAAGTGTCTCGTGAGGCCGTCATCTTTATCGGGGCTACCGCCATTACTAGAATCGCTAAGAGAAGTACTGTCAACAAAACTCTTTTCATTTTCTCCCCTTTCCTTTAATTGATATGCACCATTTATCGGCGTTACATTATTTCAGTTTTTTGGAAAGTTGTTATATTCGGTTTCACTGGAGACAGTAAACACTGAGCTAAGATTTTCGTTCTTGCTGGGATAACTTTCCGAATTTTGATGCAAGCATCACGCTTAACCCTTCAGAGTCATTAAATTAGTCCTCGCAGAAACTTAAGTCCTTTTTCGGTTAGCTTCCAGTGCTTTTTCTTCTTAATCAAGACTGGTTCTACGTAGCCCTTTTCCTTAAGCCATTTTAGTAAGTAGTTGAACTTGTGTGGTGACCCGCAAGAGCTTATACACTTCTTAAGCAAAGGTGTGTAACGTGAGGGTTCCTTCTCCAAAACCGTCAGAACCACTTCTGCCAAACGAATCTTCTCGTTAAGTATAGTCACGTTAACCTCACTTCCACTGGCTTCTGTCGAGAATAGTAGGGCGGCGTGTGATTATTGCAGACGTAAAAGACGTGGAGGCCCTTCTCAGATTCATAGGTTGTTTGCGTCAAATCCGGCGCATATGGAGTCATCTTCAGTCCGCAGTGATTACAATACTCGTAGCAATCACAGACCGCCAGATCTGCAGGCCTCTTTCTTATCAGCAATTTTCCGCAAACAGGGCATTTTCCTTGAGCGTAACCTACTTTAGCATTCATCGTTTAATCACCCCAAAGGAGACTCTAAAACAATCGGGCAATACTTAAATAATTATAGGAATAATGACCACCCAAAGTCTTGGTGGCACCACTGACCTGATAAGCCAATTGCTGATACTGCCGACCAGCAACCAATTCATGTACACTGGCACCGAAAATACTCATGAAACCAGCGCCTCCAGGGCGATTGAAACCATAAATCAAAGCTAAAGGAGTTGGGGTTGTTTGTTGGAATCTGGCTTCAACATCAGTTCCATCAGCCATGTCTGAGAACAGAACGGCAAAAGTAATTAGGTAACGACCTGAGAGGACAGGAACAAACCTGAAGTTAACAGTGTCCCACTCTCCAAAATCGTCAAACAGAATATTAGTGTAATTGATGACAGTCCAAATTCCACTTGTAACGCTTTGGTTGGCGCTCAGCCCAACCTTACAGCCTTTACCAACGGTGTGAATTTCGTAAACCGGGTCGACTCCTATACCTTTTGCCGTCAAAACATAACCAGATGTCCCGTCGGGCATCCTCGCCATTCCAAAACGACCGCTGGCTATTTTTGTAGTTGGGAGGTCAGGAACTCCGACAACAGCAATCGGAGAGCCGTCGGCAGGTAAGCTATGGTCGTGCAATCGGTCATGTATCTTGTCTTTCAAACTTTGAGGTATATGCGGAGTATCGGTGAAGGCGTCATGTAAAGTGATGTCCGCTTCGTCTCTTTCCAGATCTGCAAAATGGACTTTATCGGCACCGCCCGTCTCATGTGAAGTAGCATGAGGACCGCCGCCTCCACCTAATTCAGAAGCGTGGAAACCGTCAACTTTATCTGCATCTAGTTCCGAGGCGTGTCCTTGCGGTTTAATGTCTTTGGGTTTGTGTTTTCTGGGTAAACCTAATAAGTGTGTTGCTTCAGCCATGTTTAACTCCTCGTTATATTCCACGTTTCTGAGGCTGCCTCTTCTGCATTGCTAAATTCAAGCGTGAATAACAATTCGGCTCCAGCATAAAACTTAATGTATTTGATGTCGCCGTTCGCGTCTTCCCAAAAACCTATCTTCGTTATGGATTTTCCTTCAGGTGCATTAGCCAAGCCGCTTCTAATCGCATCGTGAATGGCTTTGTACGCTTCCGCGTAGTTACCCCATTCAACCATTCATGGTCACCATAAAAAGGGGGAAGCTGGGTTATGAAAGCGACAAATAAACTACCAGCCAGAGCCTCGTGCAACAGCTTTGCTTTTCAGTACGCCAAGCCCGACACGCTCGGATGCCACGATACCGTAACGATCTGTTTTGGGATTTTCAAAGGGTTCTGTTAAAATGTCTCGCCTCAGAAGCATGACGGCGGCAACTTCTGTGTCAATGCAATACACGGTTCCATCCGCCACTTTGGTGCTGACAACGATTTTCATGCCTAGGTAGGTTTCGCCCAGAATGCCTCGTCGAACGTCAGCCATGCCTCCGAAATAGAAGCTATGGATAAATTGATCTTGTTGCCACAAGTCAGCTAGTTGTTTAGGGTTAACAACCAAAACCTTGGCGTTGAAGTTTTCCGCCTTCACCCTGTTCCAGAACCCGACTAGACCAGCCCAGTCCAGAGTTCCAGCGCCGTTGTATGCGCTTCCTCCGGCGAGGTCACCTGCAGCGATGCCGTCGTATAGAGCCAAAACTCTTTCAGTTTCCAGTTCTCCAATGGCTCTACCCACTTCTGCTGTTTGCCTTTCCATAACGCCCCATGTTGCGTCCTCGAAAAACTTCTTGGAATACTCCGCTCCCGCCTTGATCTCCATGTCTGCTTTGACGTCCACGGTGTCATATTTTTCCTGGGTGATCCAGACCTGCGAAAGCTCAGCGGTTCTGTGGGCTTTACCAAGCTTAGCCCTTGGAAATCTCACTAGGGTTTCGGTAGTTGGTAAGACCCAAATTATTTCTCTTCCGATTAAGGCTGGTTTTGCGGCTTCAACCACAACGTCATGCATCTTTCCAAGGGCTCCAGCCGCGTCGCTGAGGAGTGCCTCCCTCATGACAGCGTTCACCATGAGGTTTGACTTAGCCCTTTTGAGGATATCGGGCAGAATTGGCTGGTATTCCTGATCCTTCACGATGGCTTCGAAAAGTTTGGGCATACTCATCCCTTCTTTACCTTTTTGGTTTTACGAAATTTGCTACGAAACCACACTTTGGACATTGCATGGTCGTCACCTATGCTTTGTCAACGTGGATTAGTCCCGTGTCTCCGCTGGCAAAGGTCTGTAGAGCAATGCCAACCGCTCTAGCGATTCTGTCGGGGATGTCTCCAGCAGTGTATGTAGCTGAGCCATCAGCCAACACTATCACTCTTGCGTTGGCGTCTGTCTGAACTGCTTTGCCACGGTCAATGATTCCTCCAGCCGTAACTTTTACCACGCCTCGAACACAAACGGGACAGAACTCTCCAGCTGCAACTGTTTTCAATGCAACTCCAATGGCGAACTGCGTAGCTGCAGAACATTTGCTGACCTTCATGTCAGCGCTGAGGTAAACTAAATCGCCCTTCGTGATGGCTGTAGCAGCCTCAAAGCTGTGCACTACTCCATCGCTTATCATTTCTCCAACTTCTGCATCAGGCCATAAGTCAGCCATTCAACTTCCTCCATTTTTGATGCGGTTTCAGCAAGTTCATCCTTACCTACTCCCGGTCACTGTTGCCAGATGACTTTGACTCAAGTGTATGCCTCAACTGGCGAACAAGTAGCTGAGGCCCATAGCTCCAGGCACGGACAATCCATTCTTCAGGCAAAAGACTTAGAATTTCCTGCTTGCTGATCAAATCGGATGGTGACGGCTCAGAAGGGCTGATTATCGCCTCACCTAGAGGCTTCTTTTCACCAGCTGGCTGTACTGGCTGAACGCCTACGGCAGCAACTGGTTCGTTTGGAGCTCTCAAATATTGCGGATGGTTGTTAAGCCAATCCCTCATCTGTTCAAGGGTCCAGTCTTTGGCTTTCATGAAAAGGAGCGCCATGGGCTGGGGGTTTTCAGGGTCACTGCGTAAGCGACCGTAGATGCCCTGGATTCCGTTTGTTTGGTCTATCCATGCTGTGGAGAAACGTTCTTCAAGAAATGCAGCTGGATCGCGAATTTGGTAAAAAATGAACTCTTGGTTTTCAGCTTGTTCCCTCACATGTACGTTCTTAGTTTCTTTCAGCCGCTTAACTATGGCTTCCCAAATCTCGACGCTACTGAGCGGATCCCCGGGCTGAAAATTTTCTAGAAGGCTGAGGGCCGTAAAATTGATGCCTCTCGGCGCGACTCCATCCACATTTTCAAGGCTTTTCCACTCGAACTCCACGCTGCAGTGGCGAATTTTTTCATCTCGGATTTTGTTGAGCACATCTTGGTCTTCTAGTTTAGCAATGTATTCAATGGCTCCGTCCTCGTATTCTGCGGTCAAAACTTCGCCACTTAAGGGATGCATGTGGTCAATGAGTAGAGGTTTTCCAGCAAGTGTGTGGGCGCTTTTCTGCAGTTCCTCTTCAAGGTAGACGCGGATGCTTGGCCACTCTTCCGGGTGCTCCGTCTTCAGAGGGTGGAGGGCCTTTCCACGAATTAACTTGCCAAAAGGTTTGATGTTGCCGACCCAGCTGAAGCTTTCTTTCCCAAGTTGAGCCTGTAACTTCCCGCAAACTTTCTTAGATGTTTCCTCATCGTAATTCTGCGTCTTCATCATGTCTTGAACGCAATCCTCGAAGCTAGCCCACTTACCAAACGGCATTGAAGGTCTCACCGAAGAAACTGGGAGGGTTGCTCCTAAAAAGAAGAAATTATCGTGAAAAACATGTTTTGCTTTAAAACCAGCTTTGAATGAGTTATCTCTGCTCAGCCTTTTCAAGGGGCTTCAGAATCAACAGAGCCCTAGCAAGGTCATTCTTTGTGTACAACCCACAAATTTCCTGAACAAGCTTGTCAGGATTCGTTTCCTTCTCCAACTCCTTAAAGTCTTCCCAAGCCTCAAGAATGCTTCCCAGCCACTTTTTGATCTCTGACTCTCTCAT